TTTAGTGAATCTTTTAGCCTCTTTATAGATTCTCTATACTCTTCTATCTGTTCTTCTAACATATGTCTTATAGCATTTAATCCTGATGAAATACTTCCACCAATTCTTTCATTATTTCTAAGTTCAATAGTAAGTAAAGCCTTAAGTCTCTCTGACATTCCAGGAGCAGTAACAGTAGTTCTATATCTCCTCGTCTCTCCTCCACTCAACGCCCCTACTGGATAGACGTTACCATCTATTCCAGCTTCTTTCAAGAACAGTGAAGCGTGCTTCTTCTGTCCTAGAGCCTTGGTTAGTATGTCATATACTTCCTGACCTGTCTTAGCATTCTTTATACTAGTAATAGGTAGTACTTGTGGTAATGATAGCATTACTGTATTGGGGTCAGTATTAGCTGATATGCGACCTTTAGTAATATTCTCTACATAACTCATATTCTGCTTCCAATACTTAAGGGCTTCCTCTTCACCATTTAAGTTTTTCATAGTATAGTAATTATCTAAATAAACCCTAATAGTATCAGCTATCCATCTATCTTTCTTATCTTTTCTTGCGTCTAGAAAAGCATAAGTACCATTGCTATCATAATAATATACTCCTAATATATTACCTTCCTTTAACAAAATATTCTTCTCAGCTGCTTTAAGTATAAGATCCATTTGTTCTTTTGGAACTTCTTCATACCAATCTAATAAGTTAAGAGGAGTCTTATCTGCTTTAGATAACTTAACCTTATAGATAACTTTCTGAGCTTTCTTTATATCATAGTCATTGTTGTTGATAGCTTCTATCATTTCGTCTATGGCAGTCAACTCTTTAGTGAGCTTATCTAATATCTTACCATCTGTAGTATTTATATTTTCTACAAGATAATTCTTCTCTTGTAGTAGATATCCTATAGCAGCTGTATGCCCCTCATTATTAAGTTTATCAACTACTTTTTGAATAGTTATTCCAATCATAGACGTACGACTACTAAGGTTCCCTCCTGGATATGTAGTCTTCCCAAACCTTACTTCTCCTCCAACCTTCCTAGAAACTTCCTCTGCATAATGCTTAGCTATCTCTACTACTGATGTAAAGTAAAGTCCCCAACCGAAGCTTATAGCACCAGAGCCTGACTTTATATATTTTGTAGAGAACTTACCACCAGTTAAGAACCTTCCAGTTCCATGCATAGCAGCTATATCTATACCAGCTATCCCACGCTCATCTTGTATAAGGTCCCAACACTGTAGCATATAAGGCTTAACCTTTGTCCAGACGTTAGACAAGTAAGCACGCATCTGTAGCATCCAGTCTTGGAAACTATTATTCGCTGATTCGTAGACTCTTCTACCTAACTCCACGAGCATCTCGTACGCCTTCTGCATACCCATGAAGTCCATAGTCTCTTCACTATAGCCACGCATACTATCCATGACATTAGTCTGCTCACCGAGTATCTCACTGATACCAGCTGCTAAGTCACTAGTCTCAAGAGCTCCTACCCTGTGACCTAGTTTCACACGGCTGATATCTGAGATATACCCAGCGAGCCTATTCAACTTATCAACCCACTTATCATAAGCTATAACATCTCCGTTGAACATCTCGAGATAATCTCGTGCATTAGTCTCTAGTGAACTCAGAGTCCTAACGACAAAATCTGCATACTGCTGTAGCTCGTCTACATCTTCACTTGTATGAAACCAGTTATTGATATCATGTACTAGTCTCGTTAAGCCCGAGTCAAGGGAATCGTCTTGAGGCAGCGTCTCTTGAGCCGTTTCCTCAGCTGTCTTGTAGAGAGGATTAGTCGGAATGCCGACAGCTTTCTCTGAAGTAGCTGTAGGAAGGTGCCTTTTATGCTGGATATAAAACTCATTCTTATCTCCTATGATAACATAGTCCTTAGCAACTTCTTGGTCTATCTTACCAAGAGCAAGCTCGGCGTCGTTCCTTGACTCATAGATAGCGTCCTCAAGAGCTTCCCCTTCGTTCTCTACTTCTTCTGCTGCTTCTTGTCCTTTTCTTTCTGCTTTGGTTTCGACTTTCCCTTCGCCACTTTCCTTCACCTCCTTTACTTTCCTACTCGTCTGCCTCTTAGCCTTTCTCTTCTCCCGACTGGTTGGCTTACTTTCCCCTTGCTGTACAGGCTGTTCCAGATTCTTGCCGCCTTCCGTTTCGCCCTCGACAGACTCAGTCCCTCTTCCAAGAACTTCTTCTTCAGCTCCTCGTAACCCTTCGGCATTTTCTCCTCCAAGAGCCGAAGCCCAATCTTCAGGCTCAGTATCTTTATCATACCAAGCATCGAAGTCTTCGACTGTTCTTACGTTATCTAGGTCTCCTAGTGCAGACCTCATATTGTAGAAGACAACAGCATCTTCGTCCGATAGACCCTTCTGTTTAAGGACAGCAAGAGCACTAGCCTTCGAGAGAGGAGTCTGTCCCTTTGGTGAAATTTTCACCGTAGTCGGCTCTTCTACCTTAGGCTTAGTCATAGCCTCTGGGTTAGTAATCTCCATCATGTCTGGCTTATATGTAAGAGTAGAACCTGCTTCATTATTCACGAGAATAACAGGAGTCTCTACAACTTCTTCTTTCTTAACATCAGCAGCTTCCTTCTCCCTAACTCTCGCTCTCTTCTCCTCAATCTTCTCAGCCCTAGTAAGATTCCTTGCAGCCTCAGTAACTGCAGCAGACTTAGCTGCTTGTCTTGTAGCCTTTATTAATGGAGCAGCTTCCTCAAGAATAGCAGCTTCCTCAGCTTCTACCTTCTCGGCTTCCTTCGCCAGCATCTCCATCTCAGCAACAGCAGCTTCATTTACTTCTCCTGCTTTCGATAGGTCAAGATGCTCGGTAGCTGGCTTCTCAGCAATAGTCTCTTCTGTCTGATTAATAACATCGTCTATAACTTGTCTTGCTTCTTCTACTGGAACTCCTTCCTTCTTAGCATACTTCTTAGCAAGACGTTCTGTACGACTAGGGTCTAGTTTCTCAAGAACTTTACCTCCGACTGTTGTAGTAGCACCAATAACAGGAAATTGTAGAAGAGACTGAATAGTAGTCTCTTTCGCTTCAGGACCTAAATTCGCTACATACTCATCCCATGTAGCTCCTGGCTTCTTCTGAAGAACATCTACTGCATTCTGAAAAGCTGTATTAACATTCTCACCAATTATATCTTCACCAAGGTAAAGACCTAACATAGCAAGACGTCCAGCCCATGTCTTAGCTAATACTGACTTTAAGAGAGTAGTGGTTGGTATAAGTTCAGTTCCAACTTCTGAACCTCCCTTAGCTCCAGCTGCCCAGTCTTTACCACCAGAAGCTTTCTCCTCTCCATATGCTTGAAGACCAGCACTTGCTAATGCAGGTATTGGATTAGCAGTTACAAGAGATGCTGCAAGGCCAGGAGCTTGCATAGCAAAGGATTGACCTGCTCCTACTATACGACCCTTCCAACTCTTTGGCTTTAGATTAATACCAGTTTCTTCTAAAGCTAAGTCAGCTCCTTTAACAGCCATTTCTCCTGATTCTTTAAGTTCATCTGAACCAAGCCATTCACCAGCTTGCTTAACAAGACCACCCATAGATCTAACAAGAGGAACCTTAAGTAAAGTTCCAGCGTTGCTAGCTATATCTCCCCAAGAGGATTCTGGCTTTTCGTCCCACTGTACTTCGTCAGGGTTTATCTCAGGAGTATCCCACTGTACTTCAGATGGATTTATCTCATTTGACATATTCTACCTTCCCATCAGGAGTCATGCGAACTTTCTTTCCTTTATACATACCAGTTGTTCCTGCTGGTACCTTCATCGAAGCTGTCTTCCCTTCAGCTAAGCTACCTAGGCTAGACTTCCAAGGCTTCCAACCATACTTCTTCTTCAAGTAAGAAGCCGCGACGATGTTAGTGTCTGCGTCGTATAGATCTGTAACCTCATTTATAATTCCAGCTTTTCTAAGTTCAGGAACATTAACTTCATTTATCTGGAACAATCCATAGTCAGCAGTTCCATTCTTATTAATATTCTTAGCCCTAGGATTCCCACTAGACTCACGCTTCATAGCTTCCTTAGCCATAGGTATATCACCAGGCTCAAAGTACCTATTAAGTATAGAATCAAATGGAGTAGGTTCTCCCTTAGGTAACCCCTCTAGCATAAACTGATTCTCCTTAGGAACAGGCTTTCTGTATCCTAAGATTCCAAGAGTCTCGTCAGCTCCTTGAGGAGTATACTTTCTATAAGCACCTGCTAATCCAGTACCAGATCTAAGAGAAGACGCAACAGCATCTGCCTCTTCAAGCATCTTTATTCTAGCTTCTGATGGTATTAGACTAAGTAAGTAAGACTTAGCAGACTCAGCCTTTTGTGGGTCAGTAGTTTGATTTACCATACCTAATGTTTCATCAAGCTTCCTCTTCGCTTCTTCCCTATTACCAAACTTCTTATAATGAGCATCGAGCAGAGTTTGATAATTATTAGTGAATGCTACACTAAGACCTTGAGTATAATGCCAATTCTCTGGCTTACCTTTATCATCAGACCCTACTGAGTATCTATCTACTATCCTAGTACCAGGCGTCGCATCAGGACTTGAATCAAGGAATAGTACCTCATCACCAACCTTCTGAATAGTAAGTTTCTTACCAGTCTCCTTAGTAAGGTTGATAAGATTATCTATAAGCTTAGGAGCCTCAGTAGGTCCTACAGCCTTAAGAATCCTAGCATCCTCAGGAGTTATATACTTAGACTTAATATTACCCTTTATAACTTCATCCATCTCAGTAGTGAAGTTGACTTCTCTCCGTTTCTCAACAGCTGCCTTCCTCGCTGTCTCAGCGTTCAACGCCTTCATATGCTCAGCAGATGCCTTTGTGTAATCTATACCTGCATTTATTCTAGCCACCTCAAGAGGGAACTTCTTTGCTTCAATGGCAGTTCCCATAACATCCTTAATCTGGTCTGGAGATAGGCCCATCATCTCCGCTTGGCTAAGGACGGGAGTTGATGGGCCTCCTAAAAAAGGGACGTCATTGAAAGGGTTTACTGCTTGTTGTACTGGATTCACCATAGGACCAACGCCTGGATAAGTTCCAGGAGCCACACCTGGAGTTGGAGGAACTGCAGACGATACACCACCTGAAGAAAGAGCTCCAGATAATTGAGTTGGACTTGCACCAGGAGTCTCTCCAGCTAACATCGGTCCTATCATCTTATTCATCCCAGCTCCATACTGTCGAGCTTGACTTTCATCCGATGCTACGAGACCAAGATCTCTTCCCCAAGAGTCCTTAGGACTCAAGGCAGCTCCGAACTTTCCAATCATACTCCAAAAGCCAGGATTTTCGTACCAAGCTTGTGGAGCTGCAGGAGTTGGTGTCATATGCAGATTCTGAGGAACCTGTGTAGTAAATCCTGTATTAGCCATAACTTCTGGCAACATACTCATATTCATACCTTCAAACATAGTAACCTCCTTATAACTTTGGTGAAATTTTCACCATAGTGTTAACCGAATAAACCTGCAGCTCCACCCATTACTCCACCTACAATAGCTCCCATTGCTGTACCAATACCAGGTACAACAGAACCCACCATAGCACCTGCCGCAGCTCCTGACATAGCGCCACCAAGAGCTGTACCCATGCCTGTCTTACTTGGTCCTTCCTGAACGCTGTATGTCCCTTGATAAGCACCTAGGAGAGAACCTGCATACTTATACATTTCTATATCCCATAGAGTCTTTGCTCTATCTATCTTAAGGTCCTCATCTTGTTGCTCTTTCTTTGCTATAATGATTATCCTCAAGGTATCAAGAACCATACTAGTTAACTGTTTCTTAAAATCTATACCTTGAATATAGAAGTCACTGTATGATTTAGCCATAGGAAGATAGAGAGCAGCCATCTTTACTTTCTCATCAAGCATTGCTATACCTGTCTTTGATATAGCATCACTCCTTGCAGTATGAGCAGCTAGCTTAAGGTCGGCAGTATACTTCGCCACGTTTCTATCTTTCTCAGCATAGATAAGGGCTTCTCCAATAACAAAGCTCGAGGACATAACTGCATTAGCGTCTCTCATACCTGCTTCAAACTTAGGTATAACAGTAGCCTCTATATCTGCCTGAAGCTGGTTGCTGTAAGCAGTCGCTGAAGCTGCCAACTCTGTAGCATCTTCGTAGACAGTATCAAGGGCACTTGTTATTGCAGTTATATAAGTCGCGTAGTCTGTCTGTGGAACAAGTCCTGTCATATAAGCGTACATAGCATCATAGACATCTGCTACCTTATCTGCATCCAATGAAGTATCATGAAAGCCTGCCATAGCTCCACAGAAAGCATTGAGGGCTGCTAGCATACCGTCCGTGAGAACACTTGGGTCATAAGCAGCTGCTGTTGAGTAAGGATTATTCAGAGCAGTTGCATTCATGTCCGCATAGATATCATCTAACCATTCCTTATGTCTAGTAGATATATACTTAGGAACTGTAGTAACAGAACCACCACTACTTCCTCCTCCACACATATTATACCTCCTTTACAGCGTAGATAAAATCTGTATTGAATCCTATGGACGCTAAGAACTGTTGGTAGAATTCTCTACTGGCGTATGTTACTATACTTACGCATCCTTTGCTCTTAGCATACTTAGCCAATATACCTAATCCTGTCTCTAAGTCTCCATTAGTTATCATCTTTCTATGTCCATAGAAGCAATGAATAAGTAAGTCTGTATGAGTTCCGTCTACACTCATTATTATAGATGTTAGGACAAGAGCATAAGTGAAAGGGACATTTCTAATAAGACGATAGAAAACATGAATCTCCATACTTCCAGCTAGAAGTTCCTCGAGAATCATAGTCATTCTCTCTGGTCTCTGGTCTGATGTAACTCCTACCTTCGGAAGACTAAGCTCTATACACCGCTTCAAGTCAGGCCAGTTCTCTGAGATACCATGAGGGAGAAGCTTAATCATCCTTATCTCACTTATAACTTCTTCTTCACATGCTTCCTTGATTTCCATACGCTCCCCTTATAGATCGTTTGTCGGATAGTTTCCATCGCACTGTCATATTATCTATCTCAAATCCTACATGACTATTCGCTTTCATATGAACTTTAAAGTCTACTCCACTAACTATAGGAGTAACATTACCTTGCTTATTTACTATCTTATATCTACTCCTTTTCATACTCGTATTAGTCCCATAGGCATAGTCTATAGCTGATAATACTTGACTCCCCGTGAAACCTGCTTCAACTGAAGTAATAGTCTTGATAGCCCTAAGACCGATATCAAAAGAATTGGTAGTAATATAAGCAGAAGTATCAGCAGTAGCAGTATCAAAAAGATAACCATATAAGTAACCTCCAACACGAACTATACCACTAGGTATCTGATATACCTCAGACAAACCATCTGAGTATAGATAGGTTCTAACTCCATCTGATATATAGAAGTCCTTACCAATAGGGTCATGACTTATAACTATATCAGCCGCAGTTAGATTCGCCATAAACTGTTTATATCCAAGTCTGCTTAACTGTACTGTCTTAAACTCTACATTCTCTACAGCTGACCACAACGCTCCTTCATTGTCTATAAATAGATGCTTGTACTCATCTCCTCCAATACAGCCCTTACTTGCTATACCATACTCTAACATCACTCGTAAGCCGAAGCCTGTTACTGGACTAGATATAGGTCGGAGAGCGGAGACTCCTCCAGAGCCATAGACCATGACATACTCTCCGAGCCTCTTCACAACATAGACATCACCAAACCAACCAACTGGCATCTGTCCAGTTACGTTGCTTATATCTTCTTTGTCTAATAGCTCAGTTAGATAAGTCTTCCCAATGCCAGACCATGCTACCCAGTTACTCTGGTTTCCACCAAAACCACCTGCGATTAACTGCCCCTTATAATTGCAGACACTTTCGATTATGTGAGTTAGAGTCTGAGCCGTGAGAGTACTAGTCGTTGGGTCTAATACAGCACATCCGTTGCCGTTTACCCAGACTTGATAAGTATAGAAATCTGCCATAGACCACAGGTTACCTACAGTCAAGTCGTCTCCAAGGACGCTAAGGTTGTTCCCTGAGTCTACTTCATATACATGAGTTGCATCGGCAGCATATACTCCTGTCCTTGTATTGAACAGTTGTAAGAAAGGCCAAGTGCCGTCGTAAGTATATGGATTGACTATTGGAGTATATTCGAGAAGGCCTTCTTTAGTGCTCTTAAGATTATAGCACTCTAGAAGTCCAGGAGTGTTCCTACGAATCTTATCCGTAGGTATAAGACCTACTTTTAAATTATCATCTAAAGGGAAGCTAAACTCTTTCACTTATCCCTCCATTTGGTCTATGTCTGCTATTTCCTCTTCTATCCAATCGCTGTTAAGCTGAGTAAGGACTCCAGTAATTGCTGCATCATAATCCTTAGCCCCTTCAGTATTACGATAGGTTTGCTCCATTTTATAAAGTGCAGCCTTGACTAATGTAAGTGGATGGTTGATAGACCAGTAGTTTACATCATCTCCATCTGTTAGTGCATCACTGTAGAAAGCTCCTTCCACTCTAATAGTATATGTTGCAAGGTCTGGAACAGGACTTATAATTATAGCACTATACCCCTCGCTACTAGATGTTATAAGGTCCTCTACAGCCCATATTTGACTAAGGTCAATTGCTCCACCTGGTGTTACAGTAGGTACAGTACTAGGATAATGTCTACCACTTATTGGATAGTATACGAAAGGTTCACTAGGCGTCAAACCAGACTTAGGTTCTGAGTAGTAAGTCTTCATCTCAACGAGACTATCTGCCTTAGTCAACTGTACTTTATCAGTAGGAGTAAAGAGCCACACTTCCTTGATGAGTCTACAGTTTGGGATAGACACGAGTATCTGACCAGCAGCTATATCAGTAGTATAACTTGCAAGCGTCTTACCACCGAATAGTCTGCGGTCTAGTTCCTTAGAACCTTCATTGATGTATAAGTCAGCTGAGACAACTGAATCATTTTGAAGTAAATCTTCTCTACCTGAAAGTTCTACAAATAATTCTCTTATTTCTGATAGTGTCATATATCACCTGTGGTGAAAATTTCACAGTAGGATGGGGAGCCGAAGCTCCCCACCCACTTCTGTTTAGATGTCCTATTACGGACAATCGTCTCCGAATCCGTCCAGAATCATGAATGTATCTGGATGCCGCAGTTCCAAACCAGCCTCAGTAAGGAACTCCTCATTGGTAGCATCATAGCGACCATAGTTAGTGCCCTCAGCTGCGGTCTTTCCACCCTCTCCGTAGAAGGTAGTGTCAGTAATGTACCGATAGACAATGTTCTTCGGCTCGAATAGAATCATCATCTTCCTAAAGGAAGACTCCTGACTCATCAACGGGTGAAGCTTTAGGTTGATAGTACCCCATGGAGTAACCCACTCAACAATCTTAAGTCCGTAGCTAGTTGTCTTTGGAGTAATATCCATGTGAGCACCAGCGAGAGCAAGTCTCTTCATGGCTAGAAGAACTGTCGAGCCACAGATTGCGATCTTCTCAGAGCTTCCAAACCTGAAGAGTGTTTCGAGGTAACTATCGAGCCATGTCTCACCACCGCCAGACTCTGTCCAGCCCTTTCCAGTGTAAGCAGTATTCATGCTGTAGCTGTTGTGGTTAGCAACTACGTTCTTGCGAACGAAGTCTATGATTCCCTGAGTCGTTCTCTCAGGTTTTCCACCACTTCCAGTATTCTCAGTCGGGATGCCGAAGATGAATGCCTTCTCCATTTCAATTCCGTGGAGTTCAAGGCACTCTCTCTTTGCTTCCTGATAAGCAGGACCAGTTCTCAGCCTAGTCATTCTTGCCGTCCTGGTGATGCTCAGAGGTGTACGGAAGATCTGTGTATAGTTGTAGTACTTGGTAGGGTCATATGTGATAGAACCAGGCATAGCGGCGCCTTCCTCGTTTATGTTACCAACTATGATGAAGCGGTCGGCAGTACCGATGTTGCAGCTTGAAGCTGCCCTGATATCGAAGTCGTTGTCGTCGTCCTCGAGAAGTACGCAGGTTAAATAGGAGTTAGCTCCATTAACCGTCTTCGCAGTTACCTTAACATTGACATCGACATAGGGAGCTGAAGCGTCACGAAGGACAAGCTGATGTCCTATTCTTACCTCAGCAATCGTCGCTGCAGCCATCTTTACATAGACAGTCGTGCCAGCATCTGCACCAACTGCACCTGTTGCATAGGTGCTGGTGTATGCAGCTGACAAGGCTGTATCTAAATAAACGCCAGTGATGGCTCCTGCCTGATCTGGAAACTTCTTGGTCCACCAGTTGAACTCAGGGTCATCTGTTTTCTCTGACTTCAGTTTACTTGTAATAGCCGTCAGCGGCATCTCACCATTGGGATAGAGACGAAGCAGCATCTCACGCCAATTTTTAGGCCTCTGGTCAGTTACCCAATCTCCAGTTCCTCTCATTCCAGCAAATGCACTCATAGTAAATCCTCCTATTAGAGATGTTCGATTTTATCGACTAAACCTTTTATCCTACCTGGGGAACCATAGAACACAGTTCCAGGCATAACGTTTCTAGTTACAACGCTTCCTACTCCTACGACAGAGTTCTCGCCTATTGTAACTCCAGGTAGAACCATTACTCCAGCTCCTATCCTCGCAGCTCTTTTAACAGTATACCCATTCACTATAAAAGGCTTTATATGCCTCCTGTTATGAACCATATAGTTATCATTACAGCCGCAGAACATAGGTGCTATAAAGACAAGGTCTTCAATCACAGCGCCTTTGGTTATATGACACTGTGCGTGTATAAGACACTTACTGCCCACTGAACAGTCGCCTTCGAAGACAGTTAGATGACCTATTACAGTATCGTCGCCTATCTTCGTATTCGGTCTCATTACAACATAGTGGCCAATAAAACAGTTCTCACCGATTTCACAGTTCTCTTGTATGACAGCTGTGTCTTCGATCTTTGTTCCTTTTCCTACCTTAGCTGTCTCGTGTATCATTTCCGCAGAACCTCCTCGTATACCTTTAGCATAGCCTCAGCTGTTTCCGTAATATCAGGAACCTTTGGCACTTCCCTAGGCTTTGTCTCACCCTTGAGAATCGCCAGCATTTCCTGTACTTGAATTCTTTGGTCTCCCTCAGTTATCCAGTAGTGAGCCCACTGGTTACCTCGGTAGCTTATTACTTTAGTTCCACACGCTGCAGCCTCTAGGCTCACCCTATTATGGTCTCCATATTCTACTGGAGAATAGTAGTAATCAGCTGCACAAAAGAAGTCTCTCAGTTGGTTCTTTCCACATCTGAAAGCGCTCATATAGGCGCTATACATAGTGTTAGTCATATAAGCAAGAGGAAACCACCACTTGTGTTGGTCGTGCGGGACGTTGATAGCGTGCAAGCGTGCATCGTGAAGCTGCTCAGCTATCTTTCCCCAAGTGAACATGATGTCCACTGGCCACTTACAAGTATGTGAGTTCTCTCCTGTCAAGACACTTGGCTTTCCACTTAGCAGATTCTGCTTAGGTACAGGTGTCCAGAACTTCGTGTCAACTCCCATTGGTATCGTGTAGACCTTTGTCCTCGTCATGCTCTCTAGTAGATAAGCCTGACGTTCCCACATAGAGACTACAGCGTCTGCTCTCTTCAAGAGAAAGCCACTTACAGCTAAGCTGTCACTAGCACCATAGGCTCCATACAACCCTTGCGTCACGCTCAGTTCGAACGTGTGTTCAGGAGAACCGTGCTGGACATCAACCAGTTTCTTCGTCTTATCGAACGAGATAGCATCTGGGACATGAGAATGAACTACATGAATATCAGCGTCCATCCCAGCTGCCCAAGTTGCTGGTTTCTGTGTGTCGCAGATTACAACGTCAACCCCGAAGGGTTTTTCAGCCTCGGCCATCTCAGCTGCCATATTGGCTAGTCCTGAGCCGTTGAAGAATGTCCAATGAGCTACTTTCACATATCCTCCTTATGGATGCAGTGAAGCTATTGTAGAGTTAATTGTACTTATCTGTGTAGCAAGAGACGTATCAGCTGAATCCAACACTGCCTTGAGAGAAGTGTCAGCACTGGCATATCTCGTAGCCATACTACCGTCAGCACTTGTCGCTGTAGACAAGTTCGAGCTATCAACCGTGGACATCCTTGCGATAACAGAAGTATCCATTGATGTAGCACTTGATGTTACTGCACTTACCGCTGCAGATAAGTTGATACTGTCAACGGTACTTAATCTAGAAATAGCACTTGTGTCAGCAGAAACTGAACTCGACAGCACTACTGAATCAGCTGTACTATACCTTGTTATCAAGGATGTATCAGCTGAGTTTCCAGCGCTCAGGTTAGTACTATCCACAGTACTCATCCTTGTTATTACCGAGGTATCAGCACTTGAATATGCGACAGTTATTGTACTGTCAGCGGCCGAGAATCTTGTATTTGCGCTAGTATCAGCACTAGTGCTAGTACTTAGTGTAATACTATCTACTGTACTCAACCTTGTCACGGCTGAGGTTGCAGCAGATGTTGCTAAACTTGCAGCGGCAGATGCTCCAGTGCTTGCTCCTGCAGATGCTCCAGCTGAGTCTCCAGCTGAAAGACCTGCACTAGCAGCAACTGACCCTACAGCTGAAGTCGCAGCAGAGGCGGCAACACTGGCTCCAGCGCTTGTTTGCGAGCTAGAGAGAGTATCGTCGTCCCTCATGTTTTCGTTTATATTATGGTCTAATCCCATAAGGTACCTCCTACAATTCTTCTGTACTTAACATATCAGCTATCTCCTTCTCGACTCCAGTCAGCTTTGCAGCTGCATCTCCGCCTTGTCTGGCGGACTGGGCCTTTCCAAAAGCAGGTCGTGCTACGTTGTATTTCTTAGCTGCAGTCTCGGCACTCTTCTTAAGCCCGAGTCTCTTTCTTACTTCTCCTACATCCTTGTCATCTCCACCCAGCGCAGCGAAGACCTTGTCCATATCCCAGTCGGGATTCTTGGAGACTATGTCGTTTGTCACTTGACCAACGAATTGAGCGTGAGGTTTGAGGTCTGGATGCTTAGTGTAGAAGTCAATAGTCTTCTGATACATCTGGACATACTGCGGAACTACCTTGTTTATAATCTTCGGGATAGCTCTCAGAACGCCCTGTACAGAAGATTCTTGGACTCGCTTAAGTATCTCATTCATCTTCTCACGCTTGTCAAAGGCTTGGTCATACTCCTCATCAGAGTTCACAAATTCAGACACGAGATCTTTCTTGACTTCCTCGAAGTCATCTTCAATCGTGTCGCGCTTCGGCTCTTCCTTAGGCTTTGCTTGACTATTGAGAAGTGCACTTATTTGTTGCGACAAGGCAGCTACTTGCTCTGTTAGATTTGCGATCTGTGAATCGCGAGTATCGTCAGTAGCTTCCTTACCTTCTCCGTCAGGTTTCGCTTCAGCTTTATCTTTCCCTGCAGGTTCTTCTACTGCAGGAGTATCTTTCCCTTCTTCACCAGTGTCTTTCCCAGCTTCATCTGTTTCCTCGTCAACACCTTTTGTAACGTCTTCAAATTCCTTGTCACTCGCCTTATCATCAAGAAAAGTACCAAGCATATCAGCAATCTGAGATTGGACAGGGGATGATGCATCTCCACTTCCAACATCACCGCTGGCGTCAGCCTTACCCTCACTTCCTCCACCTTCTCCTGTTCCTGTTCCTGTATTATTTTCCATCTTTCTCCTCCTGTTTCGTTTTTATCTCATCTCTTAGATTTTCATAGTTATCTATAAGAAACTGTGGATAAGCTGCAATGAATCGCAGTTCCTCAGCCCTTCCCTGATTTATCCTAAGTGTATCTAAGTCGTCAGACTGTCCTCTCTCAAGGTCATCTCTACATCCTTCTATCCTGACCATTAGAGTAGCCTCTAGATACTTCCATATCCTACCTTTTACGAAGTTTCTAAGCTCCTCTATATCAGGTAGATTGTCCTCTAACTGTTGTGAAAATTTCACAGTAGGGTCTTTCATATCGGCCTCATATTTCCTTTCTGCACTTCGGCTTCTATCTCTTCATCTTGCTTCAGCTTTATCTGTGCACTTCCACCCTTCCTCACGAACTCATTTACATTCTTTGCTCCTGAGATTCTTGCTAGATGCTTAAAGATACGAACCATGTCGAAACCAGAACCAACAGCAGGATTCTGTGCTAGAGTCTGATACATCTGTAGCCAGACTTCAGCGAACTCACCTGCTTCTATAGTGCCGTCGTGACTTACGATATCGTAGTTTATAAGCAAGTCCATAGGGCTTACTTTCATACCTGTCGAGAATCCGTACTCTTCCTCGAGCTCCTGTTGAAATCTTCCAGCTGTAGAGATATAAGTCTCATTCTCCATCAGTTGCTGAGTGTGGCTAGCAAACATATACGCCAGGTCCTGCATAGTCATAATCGACGCTATCTTGGTACTTTTAGCCAAGCGGCTAAGTGCGGACATTCTCGTATCCCTAGATTCTGTGGCACTGCGGCGTTCTGAGCCTCCCCTTATTATTCCCATAAGAGAGTCGACAGCAGATGAACTTCTTTGCATAACGTCCATGACTATACCTGCGTCCTGCATATGGTTTCTAGTAACATCGGTGACAGCAAGCTGCTTTACAGCATTCTCGACACCTCTGCCCCATACAGCACGACGAGTGCGTATTAGTTTACCAGGACCTGGCTTCTTGAGATCTGACATATTTATTAAGTAAGGGTCTACTATCAGCATATCGTTGATAGCTTTCCTTATATTAGCAACGTGGCTGGTGAAGAGGAAGTCTAGTATTCCCTGCAAGCCATAGATTATCTCAAGCCTACTGATTGGAGTGAGGGAGTATCCATCGTAGTCTGGAGCACATATGGTTACAGGGTAGAGGTTATGGTCGAGGTTGAGGGGTTGAGCTTTGAGGAGGACTTCATCACCAGCCAACATAAAGAGCCACTTTTCTGGATACTCACCGAGACCCAGTTTCCATTCCTTAGGAATGATGTTAATGAACATATAGGTGATATCGATAGGACGAGTTATGTCTGATATCTCAGCGTTCCTAGCTTCGCCACCAACCTTAGTTTCCCTGCCTGATGTGTCTTCTGGTATCGTAGAAGTATGTCCATCTATATGAGCAATGTACTTAGCGTTGAACATATCTTGGTCATACCGCTCACTATTTAGTGTATCGAGATAGTTTGTTTTATCTATCCATCCTACGAATCCACCCTTCTGTACGTCCTGTATAGGAACGCTAGGGTCTGGTAGGTACAGGTAAGGGTCTATATTCATAAGAGCGTTGCCTTCGAAAAGTCTCGTAGGCTCTCTTCTTTTCATTCCTGTAGTCTTGTCGAAGATAGATCTATGTCCCCAGTGTGAGTTCCAGTATGGGCTCGAAGCACCGAAGCCGTAGGCTAGACTGTCTCTGAACTGTGTGTGTAGATTTAGGGCAACCTTGTTCCTGATACACTGCAGCTCGATAACTTTCTCAAGCATGATAGAGCCGACTGTATCTTCACTAGTAAAACCGCGATACCTAAATATAGGGTTTTCAAGGAATACAGATACCCAATATGTAAGGATAGTTTCAATAGTTGCATAGCTATAAGGAACAACGATAGATACTGGCTTCCTAGTGTCTTTTTCAAGAACGTACTCCTCCTCGTCGTCTAGTGTTATATAAGCCGTGAGAGTATGATCTATCTTCTTCCAGTAGTCATGCCTACGACTCATAACGTCGTAGCTAGCCTGTGCTCTATCTAATATCTCCTTAACTATCTTATCATGCTTCTCCGTCCCAGGCTTAAGATTACCAACCTCTGGAGGATAGCCGTAATCGTAGTTAATTTCCTTAAGTGCCTCTGTAGACCTTCTATTGTAACTGCCCTGCACTTGCCTCATAATAGTTCACCCATTGATGTAAGTTTATCAGTTTTTACCATAGTAGTCAAGATATATATTGATGGTATTTGTCTAGTCATCATATAGTCTTTATAATTATAGTTATAAGTATAACTACAATCACCTACACATGGATAATCTATAAATCCATCATAGACCTAAAATTCACAAACTTCCCATATATTAAGTAGATAAAACCAAAACTCAATAAAGAAACTAGGATAACTTACATTAGTCATACAGTCCTCCAACTTGCCTTCTCCACTATATCGTCACCATAGTCGAAGTCTTCTTCATCCACGAAGATTGAATCCATCTCATCTTCCTCTAGCATTCTCTTATTCTCAGCCAGCTCCAGTTCACTCACGTTATCTGTTCTTGGGTAGAAGTACCGCTCTCCCTGTTCTAGCAATTCAACTATATAAGCAAAAGCATCCATTATGTCGAATCTCTTAGCTCTAGGGAAGCTAAGCAACTGTTCCTCAAGCGGAGTGCTTACTGCCTTATTATGATAGACTAGACCTCTGCGATAGAAAGGAACAAGACCAGCTATACGGTCCTCCTTCTTCGCTCTCGCATGGAGCTCTACTAGCTCAATCTCAATCCCTCTTCGCATCAACTCATTCCTCAGTGGATATGTTATGAACTCGTTTAGAGAGGTAACTTCGATTGCTATAACATTTGCTTTAATTCTCTGAGCCATCTTGATGGCTTCGTCGTACAACTTATCAGGATGAAACATACCAGCAGATACGTCCCGAAGATAGATACGGTTAGCACCAAGATTAATACCCACACCAACGACAGCGGAATGTGCGCTATGTAGTTTAGTAGTCTTTGCAGGGTCAATGATAACGACATTTTCGATAGCCTTCGATTTACTTAGGTTAGATTCTCCCTCGTCATAGTACTTAAAGTATGACTGTAGGAATGTAGCATCTTCTGTACTTATAGCCTTGTTTCTATACTCACGGAAGAAAGTATCCAATAGTCCCTGTGCTCTATAGGTCTCAGCCAGCTTCCTTATATCCTCATTCGACATAAAGTCGGGCCATAGACTGTTATAGTTATCATCACATATATCTATATTCAGATGTACCCAGTTAGGGTCGTCCATTAGATTAGCTAAGAGTGAGTCTTCGTGCAATAGCGTGCCGATAACGACAATTTTCCAGTTCTTCCTGAAGCGAGACGTAGAACCGAGTACGTCTGCGAACCACCATTCTTTGAGCTTCTTTCTCTGGTCTTCAGATCTAACACTTTCGGAGTCTTCGAGGTCATCTCCAATGATAAGGTCTGGTCGCTCGTCATTGTGCAAGATTCCTCTGACCTGCTGACCCGTTCCACGAGGAAAGATGAGTGTGCCTCCTTCAGTAACCCACATATCTTTTGTGAAAGCGTCGCTAGGTACGCTGGATTTAATAGGTCCAAAGATACTTCGAATGATATGGTTAGTCGTAAGTTCACGCTTTAAGTTCTCCGATTGCATTACTGCCTGTGTGGAAGAGTTACTGATAGGAACAATAAACTTCTTCTCACGGAAGAGTATCTTCTTAGCAGGATATGCTAGGTTTATTATACTAGTCTTGCCGAGACCTCGAGGGGCTGTTATGACGGCTTTATCTATAGTATCATCGTCTAGGATAGCAAAGATAGGATTATGAATAGGAGCGAAAGGGAGATAGAAGCGATCTGGGAATAGGGTAGGTGCAGTGACTCTTGTAGAAGCACAGCAGTTTACTAGTATTTCTTCTATCTCCTCATTTGCTAGAACATGGTCAGTCAAGAGCCACCTCATGTGAAAATTTCACCACAGTTTATTTACCTTCTCCTAAGATTTTGTCCTGCTCAGGCTTAGTGTTATTTCCTGTCTTACCAACATACCAGGCGATTACCAAGCCTGCCACGAGTGCTATAGCACTTAGGAAATCAGCTGTTATGCCGAGGTCTATTCCCCATTTTCCAGCTATCCACTGAGCGATGATAGCTAAGCCACCTATGAAACCAGCTAAGTTAGTCTGTCCATCTTTACTCATGTCCGTTCCTCCCATCGTAGATTATTACTGGCTCTATTCCTTTGAATATACTTAAGCCAGGTATGTCAGCTGGAGTCGGTGCCTTACCGTCTACGCACTCTATACCCCAGATATAACCGCAGAGTTCAGAGCAGAAGAATCTATCGGCGTCTGTACTTACTCGCCTGAAGATCTGTTTCAGAACGCTACCATAGTCGTACTTCTTATCAATAAGCTGAAGCATCATACAGCCCATTAGTATCCTATCTTTATCCATGTACTTAGGAAGAGGTAGCCAAGCGATTACTCCTGTATAATCCATCATCTTGGCTGTTAGCCTTGTCAGCTTTACTGTAGGACTCGTGGCTTCTACGTAGTACCTATGCCTCTCTTCTCCTTCATACTCCGACAGCCTGATGATAAGGGAAGCGTGTGACCAAGTACTCCCTGTGAAGAACTTTATACCTGCAGCTATTGGACTGAAGCTACTAAACAACAGACAATCTCCAGTCTTCATATTCTCTCTTACTTCTATATAATCCATCAGTGTACAGTCCCCCTTATAGCATTTATAACATCATAGACAGCCCATGATAGCTCGCAGTCGTCAGTAGGTTCTTCTACTTCCAGAGGAACAGTACTAAGACTAGATGGAGAAAGAGATATAGCTACATGAGTAAAAGCACTTACAGCGGTGAAAATTTCACTTAGTGTCTTCCATTGGAAGATCTTATTTCCAGTCTGCCCGTTTCTATGAGATATTCCTCTCAAGATATTTCCTACGACACCATTCGCTATAACAGTCTGTGTATCATCATCTGGAGCCATAGTGCAAGTAGCGTCTAGACAAGCTACAAAGTCTAGAGGATACTGCCCTGTACCTATGCCAATGATAGTGGATATCTCCTGCACACTATTTAGTGCATTGTATGTAGTACTAGCAAATGGATTACTCTGGTTAACTCCAGAGAACCATACTGCTGTAGCAGATACCCATTGTGAGTTATAAGCTAGCAGTATCTCAGCTAGTGCTGTGCCAACTGGTGGACTTAGCATATAGAACACTTCTACAGTAGGACCTACTCCACCAGTTCCATCTACCCTAGTTAACCTAGTTAAAGCAGTTCCTCCATATGTTACACTATTGAGAAAAGGCTTAGGATAGAGTCCCATACGATGGTAGGCTACGAAGATTAGTAGTATCCTATCATCTCCAGCTCCAACTTTCACATAACCCTGACCATCGTTGTCTGCGAATGACAGGTGAACAGCGTCTCCATAATGTGAGGCTATAGAGGAGACAGAAGGTGCATTGTACTCAGTAAGGATAAGCTCAGTTAGTTCAGATAGAGAACAGTTGCTATCGCCTACAGGGGTATAAGTTGTTGATGGTGCGATTGAATTACCTTTAAGAACAAGTAGAATCTGAGCCCAATCAGTATCTATATCACTAGTCCAAATAGATGACTTTAATGTTGCAGATCCTATAACTTTAGAACCAAATATATGGTTTAGATATGAAGAATATTCATATGTTTCTTCTCCAAGTCCTCCAGTAAGACTCGCTGAAGGAGATACTGAAACATGGTCTATAACTAAATCACCTTCAGTACAGGTAATATCGTAACCACCATAAGTACCTATTGAACCTATTATTCTTCCATTATATTGCGATACAGGATTATCTCCAAATTGATCTCCAGACTTACATCCTGTATAATGCAAGAAAGTAACTACAGCAGCATTATCATTACTAGGAATTGTTATCTCAAGAGCATGAGTTCCTAAATCAGGGTCAACAAGTGTCCACATATCCATACATCTATCTCCACCACCACCTATACCTTGGTGAACATGAGACCAGTAAGTCATATCAACTCCATTCCATTTTACACTTGAACAAGTCCTGTCTCCATCGTAAGTAATAAAAACAATAAGTACATGATTTGATGCTGTATCTGTAAGTGTAAAAGTAAATATTTCACTAGAGTCAGTCCAGAATCCTTGTTTTCTATCAGCTACTACTTCTATAGGTGGAGAATATGTAGGTTCTGAAAGTCCTGTTCTCATAAAATTTAAGAGAGAAGAAAGCTCACAAGTCATATCTCCTGAGACAGCTCCTGCCCATCCATCTAGTCTCAGACGATCTAACATACCAGTTAGTTCGCAGGTACTACGAGGTTGGTAAGGTTGTATGTCTATGGGAGTGATAGTTATAACTAATGGAGAAAGATAGACCTTTCCATTTAGTGGAGTAACTATAGTTGGAAACTTTACTGTAAGTAAAACTCCAGGGTCTCCATAAGCTTCTCCAAGATCTGAAACTCCTGTGTAGTCTCCTAGATAAACGACAAGAGTACCAGAGAAGAATTCCTTAGGGACAACTGTCAGGACAACAGTCTCTAGATAGATTCCACTTACTTCAAGCTTCTGTGGAGATATAGTTATAACTACAACGTCAAGATCTACATTCATAGATTACTCTATATTAATCAAACCTTCAACGTTCACGACTAAGGAGAAAGTCATAGAGACTGGATTCTGATTCACTCCAAAGTCCCAATATGCTATGAGGGGACTTGTAGCTGGGTCGCCTGTATCTTTGTAGAGGATAGCATATCGACAAGTGAAGCCTGTACCATCGGCTGTCCAGGAGATATCTGTGCAGTCAAAGACGCCTTCGTCGTCTGTATCATCTACAGTTACAGCCTTTCCAGCGAGAGTTGCTCCACCAGCAGTATATCCTCCAGCTGTTGTAAGCTCATCTCCAGAGACATCATCATAGTATTCATCGGCGTCTATATCAGGCGTGTGAGTATCTGGGAGAAGTATCATCTTGAAAGTATCGTTGGTGAAGTCGATACTGCCGTCCAGAAGAAGTTTCTTAAACATATTGTAAGCTGTTCCAGCTGCCATTGTATCCTCCTATGGTGAAAATTTCACCGAAGTTATTCTTGTATCACTTGAAGCATAGCATCTAACTCATACTTACTACCACTACTTGATACTATACGACAAGTTATCTGATATCTATGACCATTCGTACCTGCCCTTATCCAGACGTATACATTTGGTGTAACTTCATATTGCTTAGTCGAGTCTGTTATTGTACTAACAACATCTGAGTTATCAGCCATATCAACTGCACTCACGGTAGCTGAACTTATAGTGTCGCTACCAAGCCACGATAGAAAGTTAAATGATATGTAGTACTCTTCATAAGGTTGTTTACTTCCAAGTTTCTGTCTCATATTACCTCGCTAAGCTGCTTTTAAATAATCAGTGTATATAGTAGTATCCCTTCTGAAGGTTGCTTGCTGCTCAATAAGGTGCTCATAGATAAACCTCATGGTCTTCCGGAGTTATCATTGCCCCGCCATCTGACGAGCGAACATAGAGCCGGTATCCTGGACACACAAGACAGTGGAGGTATTCGGGTGGACTGTCGCCCATGACCCGGATGAACCCGCGCCCGAACCTCCGCACCATTGGCACACCTACAATGTCGTGCCGAACAAGGCCCGGCACCTGCGGGACGAGGGAAAACCGGACGCAGCCGGTGAGGTCGCCGCCTTCCGTTACAATAGTGCCATCTGCTTTCTCCGCTTCCCATCTGTAATTATTCTGTACGCTCGTCATAAGCAAACTCTCAAATTTCATCATACGCAAGGGTAAGTGTCTCCGCGCTCAGGGCACCGTTGCTGGCCGTGCTGGCCACTGCCATCTGCAATTCAATCAGGTCGCCGATATAGCTGTCATTGTCTGCCGGGACAAACGGCCCTGCGTCGGTTCCGTCTCCGTCAAGAGGACTTCCTGACGTCTTGCCGAAGAGATCTTCGCCCCCGGACATGGCCGTCTTGTAGTTCGCGCCCCAGGTTGTACCGATGTTCTTTACGGTCACGCTGATGCCTGTGCCGAATCCGTTGTTGCCGTCCGTGTACCACCTGAGGTTGCTAATATTTGTATCTGGCGCATCCTCCATGTAGGGGCGGAGCTTCTTCGTATAGCTGTAAATCGTGTCCGCAGAGGGAACAACCAGGGGGTTATTCGCGTCAACCGTGGCGTTGTCCGCGTCCTTGAACCTCACCGTCCCTGACGTCTTGTCCGCCCCGGTATCTGCTGCGCTCATTTCGTGAATCTGGATAGTTGCTGCCATGTTCTTTCCTCCTTTATGGGACTGTCTTTTTTCTGGCGGTGGCCATAATTGCCGTTATCCTCTTATTTGCATAGATGACCTGGGCCGCCGAGGTAGTCGCCGGTATGATGATCGCGTCGAGTGATAGGGTCTGGGATAGTGCTTTTTGAACAAGGGCATCCAGGGAAGCCGCGGACGTGAACCCTGTTTTCCGGATTAACGCGTCGAGGCTGGCAGTCTTTGCCTGATCATCTATTTGGAGTAAGGCATCAAGAGAAGCTATTACAGTCTTGAGCTTTTGAACAACGGCATCGATGGCGGTTGTTTCCGTGAACCCCTTTTGCAGCATAGCATCAAGGGAGGATGTCTTTGTCAGGGCGGTACGCTTGATGAGCGCGTCCAGGGCAGCTGTCTTCGTGTAGCCTTTTTGAATGAGTGCATCGAAGACGGCCTCGACGGTGCGGGCCGCTCCTACCTCCTCATAATAATAGACAAATGGTTGTCCATCAGCCCACCTGATAGTGGAATCCGCCGTTATCGCCTGTCCGTCAGCCCATTTAATCTCAGTTGCCATCTATCCTCACGTTATCGTTGGTTCAGGCCAGACATAGACCTCATCGTTGGCCTCATACTCAACCAGATCAAGACTTACCGTTATCCATCCATCTTCTGTAGTTGTAAATGAATCAGAGGTGATAGTTTTCGTCCAGTCTGCATCATTATCTC